ATTTGGCCCAGTTTCTCTGCTCAAATGTCAATCGTGTTCTTTTTGATATTTTCTTTTACAGTTTTAGTTAGGGAATGTATTGACAAGAGGTTCTCTCTGTGTTCTAATATGTTCCTTAACGTCCCATTACAGTAGGCCACAAACACAACTACCGTTGTGATAAGGCTTAACACAACTGCTATTGGAACAATAACAAACAAAAACAAAACCATTATAAGGAGAAACGATGAGAGTCTAGCTAATAGCATAAAAGTTTATTTAAAATTGCGAGAATGAATTAAAATTAATAAAAAATGGGGCCGCGCACATATGTATTCCAACTATCAAGCTTCTCTTAACAGTTCAACTATCTCTTCTTCTTCCTTACTGTATCTCTCTATTATCCTTACCTTATCTCTCTTATATCTTATGAGAGAAACTTACCCCTATTTTTCTTACTTGTCAAGCCTCTTTTGGGCTTTTCTTTTGGTTTTGAAAGATTGGGGCTTTTTCACTGCTATTTCGACCTTAGATTCCTTCATTTTTCTTGATAAAATTTCGGCCTCGACGCGAGAGCATTCGTCCATCATTTTTTGGCGTGTTTTTTGGTCATATTCGAAGCTCTTTTTAAGCAGATAAACAGAGAATCCTATGACAAATAATAGGCCCGAAACTGGCAAAATAATGTCCATTAAAATATACATACAGTTTAAATTAATAATAATTAAGTGCGCCCATCAATTCTTTATTAAAATACAAAGAAAAACCCCCAAATTAGCGTTTGATTACCAATTTGGGGGCGTTAATGGGAGGAATTTTAATTAAGTTTTAGCTTGCGGCAGGGGTCTCAGACTCCTTGGCAGCTTGAACCAAAGGAGCAATGACGCTGAAACTTGCCTTCAGCGCCTCATGCTCCTCAACGGTAACAGTGGCGCGAGTATAAACTTGAAAGAAGTTGTTAAGGGCAGTATCAGGAGCCAGCTTAGATTCAGTCTTGTTGGCTGGGTTTGCCAGACCACCAAGAACTTGGAGGCTTTCCTTCAGAGCTTCATGCTGCTCAGGAAGAAGGCGCGATTGACGATGAAGTGCGGCAAAGTTTGCCAATGCTTGATCGGGAGTGATGTTATTCATAGTTTGTATATATTATGTTTTTACGGAAAATTTGTCAATCTATTTCTTGAAGAATTTCAGCCCATTTCTTTGAATAGATCTGAAGATGAAATAGGGAAACCAGATGATTTTGGGAATTTTAATTATTCTAACATTAGGGGCGTTGATAAGCTGGGGTTTTTCTCCATGCCATATCCTGACCGTCACTTTGCCCCCGCCTTTAAGATTTACGTTTTCTATGATACCATTGCGAGTGGGTGGAGTGGAAGGTGTCCAGTAGTTGTCGTACTGCCCGATTTCAATAGTGTATTCGGAACCTTCGCTATCAAATAAAATGTTTTTTAAATGCCAACCGTTGATGCTTCCTTTTAACGTGATGCCATTTTTTAATGGATAAAGGGTCAAATCTTGGAAAACATAGTTAGTTCCACGAACTGCATCAATGCAATCTTCTTGCCCGCCAACTATCTCCACGCCTTTAACCAAAACATTTTCGCAATTGGAGAACTTCATAACGTCATCATAAATGCTTGGAACATCAGGATTGCGCCAAGCATCTATAATTAAGTCCTTTTCAGCTACATAAGATTTAAAATTATTGTCTTTTTTCATAAAGAAATTTCGCCGCGCTCTTTTAGCTTTTTGGCGTTTGCTATGTGGAGTTCTTGAACCTTGTCCTTGTTCTCACCATTGTAAGGAACAGCATAGCATTTCTCTACCATCCAATCATTTACGTTAATTCCGCTTTCTGTTTCTATCCTACCGAGAATGCGCCCATACTTTTCTTCTGGGTCGATTTCTGTTTCTACTGTCAGGTATTTGGAATTGCAAAGAAGTTCGTTTAATTTAGTCTTGGATATTAGACCGCGAGCCTTTTCTTCTTTATTGCTTGTTCTGCTTTCTGGAGTGTCTATACCATAAAGACGAATTCTTTGGTTTCTCAGCCAAACTCCAAAACCCAGATCAAAGTCAACTTCAATTGTATCTCCGTCGATAACTTTGATCAATTGGGCTTTGTATTGGTACATGGTAAATATACTTTACATCAAAGCCGCTTCCATTTTGAACCTAAAAAGATTCTTGATTCCATACTTATTGGACAAAACTGTTAGTTCAGTTAAAAAATCTTTAATATTCATTTTAAAACGATTCGATCTATTTCTTTTTTCATCCAATCTGGTAAACAACTAGGAATGAATCCATGCGGCGCATCTCCTCTGGAGTTCAGCACAACCGCCGCACCAAGATATGCCAGCGATCTTACTCTTTCGGGATCAAGAGTTTCGCCGTCATTGTGCGGGAAAGTGCATAAACAACCAATATCGTCGTTCATTTCCGAGAACATCATTGGATAGTTTATGTCTCGTAGGTAGTATTTGTCGCAGCCCATAACTATTTCTCCTCCCCAATTAAAATCTTAATAATCTTTTCTGCATTCTCCTGCATAGAAGGATAATGCAAAGTATTGAAAGACTCTCCATGCTTCTTGATAAACTTATCCCAATCTTTTTTCTCTTCTGGGGAGAGCGGCGTTTTGTTGGGACTAGCCTCGCAAGCCTTTCGGATAATATTTATCAGTTTATCTTCCATTAAACGAGCCGCAGCATGAATAGCGGCTTTGTCAGGATAGATTTCTTGGCGAATAGAAGTGCAACCATCTTTGACTTGAATTAGCCAAAAGCCATTGCGGAGACCATCATAAGCATATGGATCATTAACTGGCACGAACTTCTTGCCAATCTTACGGTAAAGACGTTGATCTTCCTTAATGGCAATACGACTGCGATTAAGATCATCTTCAGATGAGTAGAGGTCACTGAACCGCATACTAAACATTCTGCGATAGCGTTCAGCTTCGTTCTTGTAGTGTTCTAGTTCTTTCATGCGTTTTGCTTGTTGGCTAATTTATATTCTTTATAATTCTCTCCCTTAGCAACTTCTTTGTTCAAAACTTTAAACCAACCTCTTCTTGAGTGCATTTGTCCCTCTGCGCCGCTCACTTCACAAGTTCTGCCAGATGCGATGTCGGCAAAGTGAACTATTCCGTCAAAGTAATCAGCATACCGCTTATTGATAGCGTCAAGTTCTGGATACTTTTTCGTTTCAACTAGAGAAGTGTTACCCTCATCGTATTCAAGATGGTAGTAAAAGCGAAGAGTACCAAACTTTTCTTTTACTTGGTCAGCTACTACTTGAGGAGGCTTTACATTAAAAAAATACCTATACCTAATCTCGCCGTCTTTATAAGAGTAAGGTTTAATACCTAAACGTTTGCCATCTTCTTCATCTACTTCAATAGCAGTAGTATAGGTATAGGTAAGAGCTTCGCAAAGCACATCGATAAGATTGTACCATCCGTCACCCACTTCCAAGCCGAAAGCCATGCAAGACTCTTGCGGAGACTTGTTGGCGTCTCCGAAAATTTTCGGATACTTGGCGAAAAGTTTTTGTTCTAGTTCTGTATTCATTTTAAATTTCCTCCATAAAAATCAAACGTTTTTTCTAAGTGATCTAGTGCCGAAACCACATCAGCAAACTCTTGCTTTTGACATTCGGTTAAACGCTTTTTCTTTTTAAGATACTTAATATCGTTACGAAGATAATTGATGGTTTCCCTTAAAGAACAAACCACAATACGATCCGCTGTATCTCCATCGATTTCTACTTTATCCATTTTAAATTTCTCCTAAAAGTGTAAGGGCGTCGTTGATTTCTGAACGAATATCGGCCAACTCTTTCTCGTATGAACTATCTTTGTCAAGACCGTATTTCAAAATACTTCTCAATCTAGTATCAATGTCATACAGAGCAGACCAAGCTGCGCCAGCATTAACAGCGCGAAGATGTTCGCTATTGTCTTCTGGCAAATTAAATTCTAATGTGGCTTTCATTACTTTTCGAGTTCAACTGTCCAATGAGTATCGTTATAAACGTGATCAAAAAGAATTTCTTCTTCTGAAGAAGTCAGCATCATCTTGGATGCCAGTGCGGCGAACAACCTATCTTCGATCTCTCTGTTTTTAACTACAATCTTTTTGAAGTTTTTGACTAGCTTTTGGTTTTGCTTGCTGATCTTAAGTTTCATGAATTTATAATGTTAAAAAATGATTCTGGCAGGATAACGTTTTCTGGAATGAATTTACCTTTGAATAAATTTGCGATCTCCTCTTCTGAGTAACCAGCAAGACCGCAACCAATTTTCGTGACCAAGAACTCTGTGTCTGGGTATTCCATAACTTCACTGAGGAAAGAATAGATGTAGAATTCTATCTTGTCAAGAGAAAGTGTGCGAATAAACGTGTCTTTTGTAGGAATCGCAAAAGATTGGCCTTGTAAGCCATAACCCATGCCCATTTTCGCTCCAAATTTTTCTACAGCTAATTTCGCTGCACCAGCACCGTGAATGCCAGCTTCATTGGAGCCAAACACAAATACTTGGTTTTTCTTGAGTTTTGTGATTTTATCTGGGGTGAATTTCATTGTAAATTGGTAGCCGCAGTGGGATTCGAACCCACACGCTCTTACGAGCATTCGATTTTAAGTCGAATAGTGTCTGCCAGTTCCATCATGCGGCCAAAAGTTATTCCAGAACTATAGTCTTACGGTTCAAATAGTCAATGGCTTTTTTCAAAATTCGCTCATCGTCATTGAATCTGCCAAGAGCAAGATTGCAGTTATTACATATATAACCGCGAAACTCATGAGAGAAATGGCAATGATCCAATATCCAATCATGCGTATAATTTGAGCAAATTGGGCATTCGCCAGCTTGAGGCGGGGGATTTTCATCTTTTAATTTTTTTCTGAGAACTGATAGTTCTTTGCAGCAAACTGTGCAAGTGTTTTTTCTGCCGCCAGTTGACGAGGCGAAGAATGGGAATTGTTCAATTTCTTTTTTCTCTCCGCACTTGCGGCAGCACTTCATTGAATCATGATAATCTTTAGTTTGTAAATTTCAATCGGTGGCGCGCAAGGAATTGAACCTTGATGGCAGTTGCCCTGCCTTGTCCATGTCGGCTGCTAAACATCGGCCAAGATGACGACGGAATCGAACCGTCTTAGCCCTACGCCAAAATTGGTGGTTCCACTGGGATTCGAACCCAGAACCAACGACTTAAAAGGACGCTGCTCTACCATTGAGCTATAGAACCGAAAATTGACCCTCTCTCAATAGCGTCGTTGTGTAGTCAGATTACAAGTGTCTATTCCACCATGAATCTGATTCCATTGCTACCAAACGCCCAGCATTCAATAGATTCGTGAATGCAGCTAAGGGAGAGGGTTTCTGGGTAATTACTCCCAAAAGTGTAAAGAACAAAAATTGGTCGTCCCGCTGGGATTCGAACCCAGAACCTAGCCCTTATAAAGAGCTTGCTCTAACCAGTTAAGCTACGGGACAAAATTGGTGGGCGATGAGGGATTCGAACCCCCGATCAAAGAATTATGAGTTCTCTGCTTTGAACCACTAAGCTAACCGCCCATTGGCGCGAGGACCGAGAATCGAACTCGGAACCAACAGTTTAGAAAACTGTTGCTCTATCCAGTTGAGCTATCCCCGCGAAATTGGAGCAGCAGATGGGACTCGAACCCACAACATCCAGCTTGGAAGGATGGCGCTCTACCGTTGAGCTACTGCTGCTAGTTTTAATTAATTTAAAACCTGCTCTTGGGGTTGATTCTTTAGACGTTCACGCTCCCGATTAAGACGGCGCATTTGATTCTGATACTTGCGATCCTTCTTCTCGTCGTAATTAAGAGCAGCTTGAAACTCATCACGATACTTGGCAAGGATGAAGTTGTACGTCTTCATCGTGGAGGCGGCAACTGCCGCATCCGAATATCCGTTGAATGAATCAGCGGAACTACTAGGCAAGGGAGCGTTTTCGTCCATGTTAATCAAACAAAGGCTTGCTTGTCCTTGAAATACTTTTGGCAGCGGAATTTAAAAGCCTCGTAGCGTTCAAGCAACGACATTGGAATAGGAGCGGCACTGCACTTGCGAGACCGTTCATAAGCAATCTCGACTCCCCGCTTTGGATCAAAACGATCTCCAAGTGAAAAATTGCAAAGCGACCAGCCTATGAAAACGGTCTCAGGCTGATGTTCATTAGCGACGGCGGCGAGAACGCCAATTCGCTGATCCTTGTTGTCAAGGATGTAAACGTGGATTCCTTTTGGATTATTCATGATTGTGGTTGATGACTTGATGGCGGTAAGGTACTCGATGGTCAACGTTTCGTCAAGGGTTTTCTGTGAGAATTTTGTAGTCGAATTCAGTCAAATGATCATAATTACCAATTTTGTGACGAATCATGGAATTGAAAGCAAGACTAATTCTCTTTGTTGAGGCTTGATTTGATGGAACCGAATGAGGCAAGTAAGATGCAAACAACAACAAATCACCGTTTTTCAAAGAAACAGGATGAGAATTATCAGCGTATTTTCTTTCAACTTTTGGATTAGGCTTAATGAACAATGGTGGCTGAATAATATTTTTTCCTGAACCAATATCTTGGTTCAGGCGATGAAAAAAAATAATATTATTTTTAAACTCTTCTACCTGTAAGTACAAAATTCCAGAAACAATTGAATTAGGATGCGTATGCAAGTGGGTGTGTTCTTTTGGGTGATTCCAATTTACCCAGCTTTGAGTAATTCCGCATTCTCCATCAATAGCCATTTTACTTTCCATGAAATTCTGAGTCCGTTCACGAATGAAATCTTTTAAGTTTCTATAACGCTCATCATTCAAGATGTACCTATTTGCACTAAAATGATGGGAGGCGCGATTATTTTTTTCGGATGGATTCAAGTCATCATTTTTTAATGAATTAAATTCATCCATAAACGTTTCCCCAAGATTTATTTTAGATACGGGAACTGGGAAAAGATCAATAGTTTCAGCGGTCATAATTAATTGTTTGTAAGTTTATTATACTTGTCTTCTGCATCTTGTCTAGCATTTGGCCCGCCATAATACCAGCCTTTTGTGCCGAAATCTTCATCCTTGGGCAAATATTCTGCGGGGTCAATTTTAATTCCTTTAATTTCGTAACCGTTGTGTTTTTGAACCAACACAACTTCAAAGCCACCGCACTTGGAATACATTGCAACTTTGTCGGTGCGCTTGATCTGTTTCATGGAATAACCATGATTTTTCATTTCAATTGGGAGCAGTTTCATTTCAGTCGATTGTTGAATACTTTTGAACACTGTTTCAAGCCATTTACTTTGAGATGAGCGTAAGCCCACTTTAATTGAAAGTTACAATCTTTGCAAACGTAACCAACGTCAATGTCTTGGTAACATTCTTCTACGTTAGGATCAAACTGGTGCTCGCAGCACTGGCAAATAACGATTGCTGGCGCGCTCATTGCCAAATGCGATGCTTTTCAGCGATCCATTCATTGCCATCATATTCACACAAAATCCATTCTACTTCAAATGGAATCTCAACCACTTTAACTGTGCAAAAGGTGCTGCTAAATCTTTCTGATCCAAGTTGCTCAAAAATTTCAATCATTATAGGATCGTCTCGCTTGAGATCGTGTTCGCTGAAGTATTCTCCATCAATATAAAAATAATACTTTTCATCGAAAAGGAATGAACGCCTTTCCTCTTTAGTGAAAGAGATCCCCTTTTTGGTAAGATAAAGCTCTTTAGCTTCATCACTAAGTCCAAAGCCACCGTAATCAGCGTTGATTAATATTTTGCGAGTTTTCATAATATGGAGCCTCCAGTCGGATTCGAACCAACGACCTACAGTTTACAAAACTGTTGCACTACCACTGTGCTATAGAGGCGAGTTATTTTTTAATGAAATAATTTGGTTTGTTGAGCAAATGTATGGTCAGCAATATGAATAATACGATGCTGAATAGCGACATTCAAGTGTAAAATAAAACATGGACAGTCCTCGTTTACTTCAAGCAGAGATTCACAGTAATTTTAGCACAGTTTCTGGAGATTGGGCGGCGTACAAGACCCAAATAACTGGATTATATTCTGCAACTGGTTATGGTGCAAGTGGCAACGGAACATTCGGGGACTTCTCAGACCATTTGATTAGAGAATATAACGGAAAAATCATAGAGTTGGGTATGCCAACAGGACTGACAATCCAACCCTATGATGCCGGTTACAGATTAACTGGGATTAACCTGTCCTGATTCCTTGCTCTTGACGTAAGCTGACATAAGAACGCAGTAGTTCATAATATCAAGGATAGCGTCTTCGTAGCTTTCGTTTTTGACGGCGAGCTTGCCATCATTCGCGAAAGTTGAGAGTCGGGAAACCTTGTCAACGATCCTCACAAGGAACCCTTGCTCTGCGGAGCAAACACCCATTGATTCGCATCGTTGGAAGTTTGCAAAGGGATTATCTCCCTTGCTGCCAGCATAATCATTGTTCTTCGCTCTCATAATGTCGAGTGCCTTGTTGGTCAACTCAGTATGGTGCGCGAACAGTTGCTCTCTGGTCATGTCGATTTTTAATTAATTGTTTTTAGTGCAGCGCGGAACTTATTCAGAACCGTATAGAACTTAGTTTCCCTATCTGTAGGCTCTGGGATGATGGAGCGAACCATCTCTTTATCCTCACCAACAGTAGAGTGAACAATAACATAAGCGTCATCAGTGCGAGAACTCTCTTGAGAGAGGCATTGAAGCGCCCACGTTACTGAATTTTGCAGCGCAAGATCATAGAAGTTCACACAGCTTTTAAGTGAACCGTCTTGCTCAAGGCTCCAAATCTCAAACCAATTCAAGTTAGGCTTGATGTCTACGCTCAAAGGAGTAAATGTTTCTTCGTTCATTAGTTAGTGGGAGTGTGGAATTGCTTGGCGCGAGCCAGCATGAAATCGTGAATGAAGTGGCGAGTTTCCCTGTCGAGAAGTCGCCCATTCTCTTGAGGCAGTCCCTTGATGACCTCCTCAAAGTTCAGACCAAAAGCAAGGGCAAGACCCTTAATCTTTCGGTAGATACCGATTTCCTTGTACTTGAGTAGAGCAAATGCAACATCGAGTTCAGTCTCAGAAGCATTCTCTAGCTTTTCAACGAGTGGATTTTTATTCATAATTAATCAAAATGAGGGAACAATTGCTACCTGACTATAAGGAATTTCAGAACCATCTTCATTAGCAAGTTGGCTGTGATCGTAATTTAACTCTTCAACAGCAATTTGAAAAATTTGATCACTAGAAAGATCGTAGCCCTTCATGCGGCTCTGAATCTGCTTCACAGTAGGATATTCGCCAATTGAATGCTTGGTGTCGATGTAATTGCGAATCTTCAGCTTAATAAAGTCGTTTTCAACTTCATCGTCTGGAACTTCATCATCAGTTTCGGTATCGAAATTATAATCAGGACTATAGTCTGGATCATAATCATCACCAGCATTTTCATTGTAAATGGCATCAGGGATTTCCTTGCGCTCAGGAGTGATGTCGCTCAAGACACGATACTTTGAGACGCGCAGCTTCTGGAAATTACAATCAGTCGGCACGCTGACAGCATCAGCAGGGTCAACCTCAACCACAAGGAGACGCCCATCAGAACCAGCCCAATTATTTGCATAATCGTAGCTGCCAACGTGCAGACCAAAAGAGCAGTGATTTTCTTTGTTATCATCGACAGAGCGGCGAGCAACCTCAATCATTTCGCCAACACCATTATAAATGGAACCATTAGCGGCAACATTGCCGCGCACAACAACAGTATCCTTGTTGCCCTGCTTCGAATAAAAATCATTATTAACTCCCTTGTAGGCGAGGAACTTTCCATCAGCAGTGATGGGAAGACTCTTGTACGAAAGGAAAGTATAGAGTTCGTTGACTGAATTCGCAGAGGGATTCTGCATCAGACGGTCAATGAAGTTGAGCAGAGGCTCGGCATCCTTCGCCCCCTCCTTCAGCATGGCGAATAGCTTGTCCACCACAACGCCATGAACCTCAACGCCGCTGTGGAATAGCTTGCCATCATAAATGTCGATGGCTCCATGAGTCATGTTCTTGATCTTATTCTCAATCGTGATCAACTCAGGAATGAGATCGTACTGAGCGTCAAGGATAGCTTGGCGCAAGGAAGAGAAGTTCGGGTGCGAACTCTCAACGGTGTGCGGCTTGCCATCAACGAAAACGGTGATGGAATTGTCGCGCATGATGTAGGCTGGCTTATTCATAACTAGGATATATTATTGTGGTTTAGGACTTACGATTATCAACTAAATTAATGTAGTCAAGGAGAAGTTTAGCGGCACTTTTGACACCGTAGAAGGAACCGTAACGCCCCTCAAACAGTGCGAACATCATCGGATAAGACTGGTTGATTGTCAAGACTTCTTGCTTGATTTTTTCAGAAATTTTCGAGTCGAGAGTACAAATGTTACCATCGACGCAGTGGCGAGGAAAATCTCCCAAAACGTGAAACTCTTTGATTTGCTCTGGAGTGAAGCCATAGTCACCCATGTCGTCGCTTTTATTCCAAGCGTCGAAATAAACTGAAATCGGGTGATTGTCAGGCAAAGCTTTCCTCAGATCACTGAGGTGAGAAATCATAGGGAAAGAGCTTGTGCGAAATGACTTCTCCTCTTTGGCATTAAAAATTGATTTAAATTGAGCAATTGCCGCATTGAATTTGGGCATGAGGGCATCATGCAAATTAATAGCGTGAGCGGGGAGATCAGTCCTATCCAAGACGCCATAAACATTGTCATAATTGATGCCAAAATGCTTTGCAATCTTCCAGATAGTTCTGAAGTCGTGCATCTGAAAGTTTTTGTGATCACCGAAAACAATATCGTAATTGTTGCCGCCGTTATGCTTGATGTCAACATAATAGAAAGGATCGCTAGGCATTGGAACCTTTTCCTTGAAACTGTAGCTGTAATGGCTGTTGGAAAAGATTTTGCGTACATTGTTGAACTCTTTACTCTTGGATGAAACAGGAGTGAGTTTAGAAGCGAGGTGAATATGATCGCAAGAGTTATGCTTGTAAAGCAGTTTGCTTTCGGCGTCAGCAAGGGAAACTACATAGATTATCCCATCGATTCCCTTGGAACTCATTAATCCATTAACGCGATCATGAATGTTTTTAACGTTATCATTGATAACGATACGCCAATTGTTTCCACCAGCATAAAACATCTTGGCACTGATAGTCTTTTGGACGTTCTGGGCCTTCTTTGACAACCGCACAAGATTGCGAGTGCTGCGAGACTTTTTGTAAATAGCCAACGGGACAATCGGATCACCGTTGATTTTAATTACATTTTTATTGGCATCAGTGAAGTTATAATTAGCGTCGCAGCAAAGCGACTCAAGGTTATTGGAGCCGCTCAAAAGATACAGCTTTTTGAAAAACTCTGCTGAGTCAGAAATCGCATCGATTTCTTTTTGAACTTGCGCTTTGATTTCCGTCTCCAACTTAGAGATGGCGCGAGCAATGAAGTTCTTGGTCTGCGCGTTGTATTCTAGATTCTCGCGAGAGTGGTGCAGCGCAACCGAGCCAACTGGAAAGAAAAAGACGAAGAAATTAGAAAGGTAAGAGTTGGAGAATGCCTTGTAAATATTTGACGAGGCAATTGGATGATTCGCAAGATTGTCAAGATTCAGTGGGTAAGAAATGCCACCCATCACAATGATAGGATCGGAGCGTCTGTTCCTCTCCATTCCCCAATCAGCGTTCTTAATCACCCACTCTGGGACCAAACGCGAAAAACCTTTGCAGACAAACCTCTCGTCAGAGAAGCGAATGACATTGTTGATTTCGCATTCGAAGTTGGAAATGTCCTCGCTTTTGATTGCAACAGAAATCTCAACGCCACTCGGCTCAGAAGTGGAAGTGTCAGAGAGCTTGGTGAAACGAGTGTCGCCATGCTCGTCAACATAAACAGAGATGACGATCTCAGTTCCATTGTGACGAGAACTAACCGTAAATGAATCAGTATACGACAGCGGAGCGAAACGACCAATGCCGAAACCGCCGATTGAATCGTTGTCGCTGCGCTTGGTTGAGCGACCATACTTGGTGTAGAGACCAAAGAGGTCAGACTCGGAAAGACCCGCGCCAAAGTCACGCACAACGAAAGTGGGACTCAGGCGAGTGGGAGCAGTGATCTCAACGTGACGGGACGAACCCTTGTTCGCGTCAACCGCATTGGCGATAGTTTCGCGTGCAGTTGCCAAGATGACATTGGAATAATTATTCCGCAAAAGCGACGAGATGTAGCGCATCTCATTCGCATCAATGGTCGCGATTTCAGATTTGAAATCGTGAGATTCAACAACGTTTCGCTGGATGGATTTGACAATCATGGGAGCAATTTGATTTACAGGCAAAGAATGCCACAGGGATCACTGTTCGTCAACTACTTTTTCAAACTTTCTTTCGACAATTTTTAAAGTCTCTTCCCTCAACCAGTTACGCTCTTCTTCAGAAGCGTCGTCCACAGAGAGAGAAAACTCTCGCGAAGAAGAGAAAGTGGTGATTCGGAATTCTGCGGCAAACTTGAATTTCTTCAAGAACTCGCCATTCAAAATTTCGTAGAGCTTGTAAACTTCTGTTACGTTGATTGAAGAAAACAAAAGGATGCGATTCATTTTAATTAATTTAAATTGCGTGGGACTGCTTGAATACTTCCACGAAGTTAGACTGTTTCAACAAGTGAATCCAGATTTTTCCATGCTCTTCGATGTAAGCGTCATCGTGACCTTCAGAGATGAGATGAGAAACCAGCTTGTCGTTGAAGATTAAATATTCTGGGCGCTTGTTTTTAAAATTAGGAACAATGCAGCCTATTAGATTACTTGCAACGATTTTATATCCGGTCAACTTTGTGGAAAGATCCTCCTTTTCAATATCCATGTCTTCTACGGAGAATTCGATGCCGAGTTCATTGAGCTTACTGACAATTTGGTCTCTAACCTTATTGATTTTTGTTTGCATTGTTGAGGATGTGATAAATTGCATGGTCTTTGCCTTTGAGTTCTACGTCGAAGAATACAGGCTTGCCATAGTTATTGGGTGAATTGACGGGCATCATAGCGTGTTTGCGCGTGTTGTCAATACCTTCTGAGTAATGAAACAAAGGAATTGTGGGCCAAGTGGAGTAGGCAAGGTGAAAATCTGCGGCGTCATCGTTACCGTGATTGCAGAACTGACGATGCAGAGAATCGTAGGTAATTGGAATGCCAGCAGGGACAAAAAAATATTTGTGCAAGTTGGAGACGGACCAAGTGCCACTGACGTTATCGTTCACCTCTAGAACAAGACGAGAGCGAACATTGGCTGGCAAGCGATTGAAGTTAGAAAGAAAACGGGCAGAGATAACAGCAGGGTCGCCGTCTTGACGGCAATGAATGTTGAGCGGTGAACGATAGTCAAGCGGAAGGTCGAGCAAGTCGAAAAGATCAGCGTGAGCAGTAAGGTCACGAATGCTGTTGGTGATGGCGGCGTCGTCGGTGCTGGTAAGAGTGATGAATTCTGAAGGATGCGCGGAGATGCGAACACCAGTGCGCTTGACGGTGGCGGCGATAGTGTCGAGAGCAGCGCGGAGGTCAGACCAATTGGGCAACTGGTCGAGACGAAGATTAACGTCAGGATGGTCGATGACAGGAGTAAGAGTGGACGACAAACGATAACCAGCAATGCCAGTGTCGGCACAGTGCTGAATGATGCGGTTGGTAACAACGAAGTTGTTGAGGATGCGGTCACTGAGAATGCGAATAGCGTCGGCACGAGGCAGCGACAAGAAACGAGTCAAGGTCATGGTCTGGAACTTGTGACCTTGCTCGGCAAGAACGTTGGAGATGCAGCAGAGTGCGAGTTGCATGGTTCTACTGTGACACAGAATGCACAGGCGTCAAGAGTTTTTTAAGATTTAAAATCTTTCATCCCAAACTTACCGTCTTTGAAGAAAGCAAGCGTCTTTGACATTTGATCTGCATTAACGCACCAATTATCCACTTGAGTATGTTTTTTATGATATTTTAATTGATCAAATTTTTTTCTTGAGATTGACCCAACGAATTCAACGGTAGTGTAATTCTTGTCGATTCTTGCCAGAATGTAAACCAAGGGATTTTTCTTTTGGTATTCTTCAAAAGGAATTTTTAATTCAATATCTTTATGGGGCCAAGTAGAAGCCTTAATCTCAACCCCATCAAAATCAATTTGATCTCCAAGATCATAGATATTGGTATCGATTTCTTGATCTGTTAAATCTGCGTAAGCGATTTCGACAGAGATACCGAGAATATGCCAATAACAGCGTTCTTTTTTAATTTTGAACCTGTCTCTATTGCGAAACGATTCGTGTTTTGCGTTGTTGCGAGTCATGCCAAGTTTTTCAGCAAGTTCACGCTGCTCCTTGGACAACTTATAAATATTATTAATCATTTAAATAGTAATGATTGTTTTGCTCACTGAATCGCCGCATTGACCGCACTTTGGCCCAACTTCATGCGAATCGTATTGAAAATGCTCCATGATTCCTTCAAACGCCATATGATTATTAAGGACATGCTCTTTCACCTTTGCGAGAACATAATCAATAATTTTTGCTTTTTCTTCAGCAGGAAGATCGTGATATCGCTTCCCGTCCACAGAAAAATCATATGCGGTACACCCCTGACTGATCTCAAATTTCATACTTATTTGCGGTTAAGTTGTTCTACTTTGAAGTAGCAACATATACCCCATCCCAATTTTTTGTCAAGCCTTTTTCGCGCAATTCGCCGATTCTTTCTATCATCATGTCGTAATATTTTTTCAGTTCTGGGTTATTCTTCTTGAGGCTTTCGGCTAAGGTAATCGCATTGTCCCAGTTTTGGGCGCGGTAATCACAAATGAATCCATCGTGCATTCTGTAAATATGTTTTATTTTATCTTCATCGTGCTTGTTTTCAAGCACTGTGAATATTTTAACGCCTTCTTTCTTGCCCTTAACCGCAATCAAATCTAATTCAAGTGTCTGGTAATCATTTTTGATATGCTCTGCGGTTCTGGGGCCAACTATGATTCTAACACCGTAAGGCTTAGATTGCCCTTCTAATCTAGAGGCGAGATTAACATGATCACCCAAGCAAGTGTAATCGAAACGCTGAGTGCTACCCATATTGCCAACGACAACGCTCCCAGTATTGATTCCGAGTCCCATGCCGAATGGCGGGACACCTTCTTTTGAGATTTCTTCATTGAAAGAGTCGAGACGTTTAAGCATCTCTAATGCTGTCTTTACAGCATTTTTCGCGTGATTAGCGTCATCAAGCGGCGCATTCCAGAACGCCATTTGAGCATCGCCAATGTACTTATCCAAAGTGCCATCGTTTTTCAATATCGATTCGGTCATTGCTGTCATGTAGCGATTCATAATCATTGTTAAGCCTTGTACATTTTTACCATAGTGTTCTGAGATTGTAGTAAAGCCACGAACATCTGTGAACATGATAGAAAGCTCGCGTTCATCTCCACCTAAACGAAGCAAACCTGGGTTTTTTTGCAACTTCTCTACGAGTGCTGGCGCAAGATAAGTGCCGAATTGTTTTTTAATTAATTGTTTTTGTTTGAATTCGCTAATGAATCTCAAGAACGCGGATAACATGAACATCACTGATATTGCAATAATTATCCAACTGTAATCGAATAATTGCCCCTTGGAAAACGATACGAATCCGAATTTAATTGGCGCAGCCACCAAAGCAATATAAAAAAGCCCAGTCAACCAATAAGGGCCACTAATGAGTATTAATATTACGGCTAATCCTGCTAATGATCCATAAAGCAATTCATATAAATTAAATTGGCTAGGTCTTTCTAACCTAGCCTCATCTGCCAACATCTGAGCGGCGAACAATGGAATTTCATATCCATATCTTATATTTACGGAGGTCGCAACAGTGTTTGATAACCCTTCAGCAGTCGGCGCAATCATAACAACTTTATCTTTAACTTTGCTCCAGTTGTGGTCGGCAAAAGATAATGAACTGAATTCATATTTAAAATTAATCCAGACGCGCCCATGCTCATCTGTTTTTATTGTTTTAAATTGCGGAATTCTAACCGCATCTATTCCAGCTTGATTTATTCTTGCTTGATAGCTTGGGTCGCCAGCTAAAACACGAAGCATTTCAAGCGGTATAGTTGGATATATTTCTTTGTTTATTTGTACGATTAGCGGTAGCCTTCTAACTACACCGTCAACTTCTGGCGCAGTCAAAAGCATTCCAACGCCAGCCGCAGCTTCACCGAGTTGTTTCGTCGGACCAATCGCCGCATTATATTCAAATAACCATTCATTTATGCCCTCTCCAATTGTTGCGACGCCTCTTGGAACTGGTTGGCCTTTTCCTTTATTTGCCGCAGACTGACTCAAGATTACAGGGTAAGTTTTTAACACTTCTGTTAGTTCATCATCTCCATTGAATCGATCTTTCTCCGCAAAGATCACTGGCAGCACAACTAACTGAGCTTGGTTATCGAATGCTTTTTTGATTGCTTTTGCAATAACTTGTCTTGGAAAGGGCCATTGACCTTCTTTCTCCAAAGTTTTTTCGTCTATTTCCACTACAATAATATTTTCACTTATTTGCTTTGGTTGAGTTCGTTGATAATAATCAATAGTCTTGAGTCTGGCGGTCTCAATAAAAAATGGATCGTTTATGCGCAGCACAACAAGTCCAATCAGCACAGCGAATGAAAATAAAAAAGAATATAATTTATATTTGCTCATTTTTGAATAATGTTTACTTTTGATTTCTCTCCAAAATTTAATACATAAGGTTCGCCGTTTACATTGACGCTCACGTTGTCGCCAAGTCTAGCGGTATAAACTATTACGCTTTTTTCTGTTCGTAATTCAAGTGTGGCAGTTTTGCCATCATTTGACTTAAATCCTTTGCTAACTGCTACATTAGGAGTTAATGTTGCTGTGGGCTGAACAATAGCTGGGGCAGTTTGATTTGATTTAGCTATTGCTTCCTCTGCCGCAGCTTGAACAACTTGGGGCTGGATTGCATTGATATCCAGTTTAGTTTCTGGAACTTGCACTGGCGTTTCAGTTGTTGCGGTTTGTGCAACTACTGCTTCTGCTGGAGCTTCACTAGGCTTATCTACTTGAGCAACTTCAGTTTTGCCCTCTTTCTTTTTATTTGGCTCGTCATCTTTCTTTCCGTCATCAGTTTTTTCTTTGCCTTCTTTCTTTGTAGTTTTGCTGCCTTGAGTAACTGATTTTGGGGACTCAAGCAAAATCATATTATTGATTTTTGATTCATCTTGGAAATTTAAAATAACAGGTTGAGTGGGGGCATTGAATCCAGAGCTAACAAATGTTGCTTGGTAAGGTTGGTTCATGACAACTTTGCCCCCAGCATTCTCCACTTCAATAGATCCTACAACTGGCTTTATGCCAGATGCTAGTGGGATGGACGGCAAAAGAACAATTAAACTCTTGCCGTCCTCCGATACTGTCATTGAAAAGTCCGTGCCTCTTACAGAAACAACTGCTGTAGGAGTTTGAACTTTTATGTTTTCTCTGCTATTCTTTGCTATTAATCCTGACGCATATCTAACTGTGCCAGATGTTGCTTTCATGTTCAGTTTGCCTTTACCACTGGCAGGGTCATAGACAAACTCGTCTATCCTCAACTTGGAAAACTCTGTAATTTGAACTTTGGTATTGTCTTCAAAGGTAATGCCAGCGCGACCTCGCAATGTTTCTATAACGTCATTCATTTCGACGCCAACGCTGACTTTACCTTCAATCTTTTCGGTCTTTCTGGTTATTTGTGTCGGCCCAGTTATTTCAGTAAGTTGACCAGAAGAGGCGAAGCAAGATAAAGCCGCTAATAAAAATATAGCGGCTATTCTCATTAATTAGTCGGTGGGGCAATTGTTGCTGTTGTTTGAGCCGCTCCAGCGACACCGTTTTGGTTATTGCTATTCAATGTCATCAATGGTGAAAAAGCTGTAGTGGTCTGAACAATGCGAACAGTATTGTTGCTACCAGTTAAATTATAATTAAAAAGCTGTTTCTCTAAGCCAGCTTGGTAAATAGTCAAATCATTAGATCCACCTGTGATTGTAACAGTTTGTTCATGACCATCTTTAGTCGCTGTACCACCAGCCACTAAACCAATTTGGGTAGACTTAATTGTATTTGAACTGCCAGTTACTTCGTAATCAATATAATTATATTTACCATTCTCGATGCCGAATTTAAATACGTTTGAGTTGCCAGTTACATTGAACTTAAAGTCGCTGTAACTAACGGTGGCTTTTGACGTATCTGTATCAGATGTATGGTCAACGGTAACATCTTTATTGAGCAGGAATGAATTATTGTTTCCGTTAAAAAGCAAGTTCATATTGTTGTTTGATCCGCTCATAAAAATCTTTTGAGTATTCGCGTTGCCATTAAATACCGAAACTAATTTTAGATTGTTTGCATCGATAATTGAGAAATCCGTATTGTTGTTATTTCCCATTTGTCTCATTTCAAAAAGGATGTTATCTCCAGTGATAT